GGGAACGAAAACACTTTTGTTCGTGTAGTAACCATTGCTATCTCCTTATTTAATTTAAGCAAGATTGTTGTCTATCCACCAGATTATTCTGCGTGGACGGTGTTATTTATAACACAAAAAACTTAGAATGTCAAGTTTTTAAGATATTTTTTTCTTGGTACCAATATTGTACTTAGTTACGAGCTCCCATTCGGGACGTTCGCCATAAGACAATATTTTTATTTGAGACAAAGGGGTGATAGGACTCTCGGATTTTTCTGGGATCACAAGTTCCAACAGTCCCCATTCGGCTAACAATTTGGAGATTGTATTTCTTCGGCCGATGTCGTTCTCTTCAAAGTTTGAAGGTTTACCATCAAGAGCAAACAGTTCTTTGAAGTGGACAATATAATATTTGCCACGTTTATGTAAAATGTGACACGATTGAAATAATTTTTTTTCTTTCCTTGAAGAAACTCCAATTCGAGTAAGAGTTTCTCTGACTTTTAAAAAGTCATCAGGTTTCTTTAATCGGACCTCCAATAATGTATCTAAATTGACTTCCATGATTGTAATAACTCCCCACGCGGTTCATCCGCCCGTCTCAGTTTTAATTCTTAATTCATTTAATTGTTCTTGGCTAAGTATTTTCAGAGCTTCTTTCGATTTAGATTTATTGTATCCAAATGTTTCAGAAATCAATAAGATATCATCAGAGGTTTCTTCTTTAAACCATTTAGAAAATCTTTTTCTCGCTCGAGTTATATTTAGTAAATATAAGAATTGGGCCTTCTTTGGGAGTGTGTGATACTGATTCATTTCGTTAGAAAATAAAATCGTATCAGCAAAATAGGAAAGACCCCTATTGGTTAGATATGGTTCATATCCCTTCTCAGCCAAGTGGTCGTTGGCCGAGTCTTCCATCAAATTATTCTTTGATGTGTTTATTGCATTCAAGTAATCAAATGGCTTCATGTAAGGTAGGCCGGATCTAACAATTTTCTGTTCTTTAGATGTTGTTCGACGATATCATCCTTAGATTGACCATGATAAGCAACACCTAAGTGGTTGTCAATCATAAATTGATTAACATTAATCTCATTACCAAACTTGTCCGGCACAATGAATTCACCAAGAATTCTACCATACTTACCTCTTGCGTCTCGTCGTGTTCGAATAAAACACTCTTCATTATCTAACATTTCTGTTAGGAATTTCTTTGCGGCGTTTCCATAAATTTTTTCCTGTTTATCACGAGTACGGGACTCAGGAGTATCGATACCATACAAACGAATCCGCTGATTACACAGGATAATATCAAACCCAAGATCAATAAAAATGTCCACCGTATCGCCATCAACCACTCTGTCAATTCTGCACTTATATTCATACACTATAAAATCTCCTTATAATTGATGAGCTCATCAATTAGCATTTTTTTTATTCCAACTTGGTTCCACTCTTCTGGGGTAGCTTCGTCTATGCTGCCAGTCAATAACGAATCTCTAATATCATATGAACTTTTGATGCTATGTTCCTGATCATGGATGAACAACTGAATGATTGTATAATGCATCACCTTCATAAGATCTTTTCGCCATTCGGCGGGGGTCTCACCCTTCTTCCCGTAACGTCTCCCGTACTTGCCGACATTCCCCATACAGAAACCAGTACCATGACCATCATCAATGATACTCTCCGTTGCTTGGATCTTGCCCGTTGCATAGTGTTCGTCGTAAGTAGAGTCAATGTATCTTGACACTTCTTCGAGTATTTCATTTTCTTTAAATTTATAATCTATCATTAATGCCACCTATAAAATTTATGTTGTCCAATTTGGCCCACATACTGCATACCCCTGTCATTGATCCAATTGGGTTTGACATATGTTGCATGATAGTGTGTAGACCCCTCTGTTATACCACGAAATGCCTGATTTGTCAACATCATTTCAGCAATTATTTTTGCGTCTTCCCAAGCATCATAGTCCAAAGGTTCGTCAGATACTCCGTCGCAATACCAAGAAAATTGACACATCCCTCTAACTGGAACAGTGTTACCTTTCCAGTTTACTCTAGTTTTCGATTGTTCCGTTACAGAACAGATGTCATTTGGGTATCGTGAAGAATCTACGCGGTTCAAAACTACGTCAGCAACAGCCACCCTTCCAGCAAAATTATCACTGCGAGACTCGTGATATATATTAAGACTAAGGCACGTTGATTGTTTTTCATCAATTGGGAAAATTCCCGAGTCAATTTCTTCTGCGATTTCTTCGTAGACAATATCATTGGGATCAGATTGTATTTTTGGTATCGATTCTCCTTCATTTAAAATCGCCTTAAAATTAAAAGTTACAACCACCACAATCACAACAAATATCAAAGCGGCATAGATCGCGGTTTTTATTTCATTTCCCATCAGACCAAGCCTCTGATGAGAATCGCGTGACACCATCCGCACATTCAAACCTAATTTCACAACGATTCACATCAAAGAATAAATCCTTAGCACCAAATGCAACTTTAATCATTGTCCAAGAAGTTATAGACCCCTTTTTAAAACCAACGTTGAGGCCCCAAATGAATGTGCCAACCATACACGCCAGCGTAACCAATGTTTGGTAAATCGGTTCCATAATTCTCTCCTATTTAAAACTACAGTCGGCCATAACTTCGGTCAAGAAAGATACTGTATTGATTTCTTGATCTGCCACGAATGATGATTGATATTGATATCTCGCAAGGTGAATCACCATTTGAGGTATTGATGATGTTTCTAGAGTTTTCTCCATTGAGTCAAACAACTTTCGAAACAAAACAACCGGATCATCATCTAGATTTTCCGCAACCCACTTGCGCATCGATGTGAAATTCTTATCTCGCAAACAATCAATCAGAACATCAGTATTGGAACAGTTGATATTGGAAAGTATTCCAGAATCAATCTTACCATTAGATGAATATCTCTGCAGTTCGTTTAAGACTCTTCTCCAATCGGGATAATGTCGATGAATTATTGCAGCCAATACCTGTTGATCAGCTTCAATATTCTCCAGCGAAAGTATCTCACGAACCCGTTTAAAGAATTCTTTACCCAACTCTAGTTTATTGCTCGCAGTCATCTTAAATTCAACAACAGAACATCGACTATGTAAGGGTTCTATAATCCTATTCGGGAAGTTACAGGTAAGAATAAATCCACAGTTAGCAGAAAATTCTTCTATAAAGTTCCGCAACGCAGGTTGGGTAGACTGGGGATTGAGATAGTCAGCTTCATCAAGTATGACATATTTTCGACCCCCACGCAAGGACGATGTGGACGCGAACGTCATAATCTCATTCCTGAGAGTATCGATGTTACGATCCATAGATCCATTAATCACCAGATAAGAACATCCAAGTTCTTCCAGTAAAGCCCTTGCAACGGTAGTCTTACCCACCCCTGCGCGTCCGGAGAGAATCATATTGGGGACGTTCCCGCCTTTGATGAACTGTTGGAATGTCTCCTTTAGTTCGGCGGGAAGAATTGTGTCCTCAATGGTTTTCGGCCGATATTTCTCGACCCACAGCACATTCTCAAGCATTCAATAACTCCATAATATAAACAACATACATTGTAACACATAATCACAGAAGTGTCAAGTTATGACACTACAGTCTCATACAATGTTTCCAAATCATCAGTTTCCTGTTGAAACAATGCAAACTCTTGTTGATGGTATATCTTAGCCATCTTGCGCATATATTTCTTAGGAATTTCTTGATCCTCTTCAACTTTAGCTAGAATGTCTTTAATCAAATCTTTCTCCGCACCAATCCTTGTTAGAGAATTGGAAATTTCATCCAGAGCATTTTTGATAGACTTTCGGTCTTCGGGTGAAGATGGAATGATAATGTTCGTTGTTGACATAATTTACTCCGCGTATGTAGAACCAGATTCAGTTGCAATCCAATATTGGATAGATTTGTCGTCATTGCTAAATTGAGCAATACCCTCAGTAGTAATAGACACATTATAACTGTCAGAAATAATTTTCAAATTTTCATAATTGAAAATGCTTTCGAACTCAGCAGTGGTCTCGCCGACATCAATCCAGAATACGTCCGAATCACCATTGCGTGTGTCTGTAGCTGCAATAGAAATATTAGTTCTATCACCACGAACAACAATGTTTGGCATTCCCAACACACCACCCAGCTTCATTACTTGAGCTAATGCTTCAGACGTTAATCTGAAGTTGATTTGTGCACCATCTACAGACAAACCTTGGTCTGGGGGTGATACAACCATAACTTCATCAGAACATCTATAGAGCGCGTTGGAATTTTTGTCATTGATTTCCAAGGACTTTGTGTCTACATTAATTACAATATCAGGTTCTTTCATAAAAGAAAGTACTGACAACAAACGATTCAAATCATAAATCACAAAGGACTCATCAAAGATGTTATCTACAGTAGCTTCTGCAAGAATGTTTTGACCTTTCGCCATAGTCCTAACAATGTTACCCTTTCGGAAAACCATGCCAGGATTAATAGTAGAAAAGTTTTTTAACACAGATACAGTATTTTCACTTAACTTCATTAATCACCTCATAATAAAAAAAACAGGCGGCATTGCGCCGCCTAGGTTTTAGGCTGCGGGAGCAGCTGACTCTGGAGCAACTTCAGTTGTTGCGTCAGCGGGAACTTCTGTCGCAGACTCATCAGACTCACGAACAGAAAGTACAACTTGATTGGAGAATGCGTCTTTGGCAACACTCAATTGATCAAGTTGGAATTGAAGGTTCTGCATCTTTGTTTGGATGTCCTGAACCTGTGCCACAAGATACTTCTGTTGATCATTAAGATCTTCTTCAGCATACTCTTTATCATCGATAGTAATCATAATTACTCCTTTAGTTTGTCTTGTTAATTAACAAATAGAACTTGACTTCTATTTATACATATAATACCAGCATTCTGCACAAATGTCAAGCTTACTGGCCAACTATTTTAGAAAAGTTGTTGATTTTCTCAAACTTTAACACATTATGAAACTTATCCTGCAGGATGTCTCCTTTGTGACTAATTACAAAAAGGTTAGTGGTTTCTAACATATTAAGTAATTTCATCAAGTCTTCAGTTCCATTGTTGTCTAAAGAAGAGTCGAACACCTCATCTAAAATGAGTAGGTTTGTACTGGCAGAATTTTTGAGCTTGGCAATAGTTCTCCAAGTCAGCATTAATGCCATATCAATTCTCTGTTTCTCCCCTTCTGAAAAAGAAGAATAAGAAAAATCATCTCTGTGTCGAGATTTGATAGTTTCCTTAAACGACTCATCCAAATTGAAATTTACAAAGAAATCCATTGACGCCAAATACTTATTCACCAACTTGTTTATGATGGGAATATATTGACGAATAATTTTTGTTTTAATACCATTGTCTTTTAGTAGAATTGTAGCGATGTCTTGATACTCTCGCTCCTCAATCAACGATTTAATTTCATCTTCTACAACAGACAATTCTGAATTATACTCTTTTAACTTTTTAGTCTGTTCCTTCACATTGTCTTTGTTAGACGTTGTTCTATCTATCTCGTCCTGCATAGACTTAATGTATTTTTCTGAAGCTTTGTTTTCATTGTTTTTGCCATCTATAATTTTAGTGATAGATTGGAATTTCTTAGCATACTCATTAATCTGTTGCAGCACTTCGTTTGTAGATGCGGCTTTCATTTTCAATTCTTGCACAGCTTCGACCAACTCAGATCTTTTTTCACTACGACTAACAACAACTTCGGATTTAAACTCATCATCAATGTCCTGCTTACATGTCGGGCAGTTATCGTTCTCGGAATAAAACTTGATATCACCATCAACCTTTTTAATTGTCCGTTCTAAATTATTTGACAGTGTGTCCAACTTTTTGAGTTTATCATTAACAGACGACGACCTCTCTATCTCAGAAGAAAACTCAAGAGATTTTTTAGTCAGGCACTCAATTTCTTTTGACCGATCTAATATCAAAGTCCGTTCATCATCTACCTGTGATGACAACATCTCAAGCTTCTCTTTGTTGTCTCGATTTATGTTGCGAATATATTGTTCATGTACTTCGATCTTTTCTTGGATGGCGTCTAGTTGATATTTGTTGTGCGTCAACTCACCTTTTAATTTTTGAGATCTTTCTTTAAGGATCTGATTCATATTAGAAAATATTTTAATGTCCAACAGATCTTCGATGATAGATCTACGATCAGCTGCAGACAATTGCATGAACGGCGTAAAAGAAGCACTACCCAGAATTACAATCTGTGTGAAAGATTTATAATTCATTTTGAGTACAGACTTTTCGAATGTATCTTGATAGTCTCTAACCGAGGCGTCCTGATTCAACAGTTTGTCGTCGCAATATATTTCAAATACATTCGGTTTAATGCCACGAACAATTCTATAATATTTATTGCCAGTGGTAAACTCAACTTCAACCATCGCATGTTTTTGATTTAAACTATTCAGCAACTGGGGTTTTGTAATGCTTCGAAAAGGTTTGCCGAACAACCCAAAACAAATTGCATCCAACATAGTAGACTTTCCGGAACCGTTAGCCCCCAAAACTAATGTTGTTATCTCTTTATCTAATTCAATTTCAGTAAAATAATTACCAGACGATAAGAAATTCTTATATCTAATACACCTAAAAACAATCACTTATATCGTCTCCTGTGCCAAAGCTTCCACATACAATTCTCGCATCAGATTTTTCAGTTTATTTGAATCCACATCAACACCTTGTTGGTCAATGTAATTCGACAAAATTGTCAACGTATCTTCTGCTTGGTCAATCAATTCAGAATCAATGTTTTCAAACGAGTCGTCGCCATAGTCTTCAATCACAGCCAAATGAGCTGGGTTGACTTTATACAGTTCATCCAACATCTTATCGAACAGATATGGATTCTGTTTATTCACGACAACTATTTTAACATAAGTTTCGGAAAATTGCAAGTAGTCTATGTCCATCGGGCCGTCATTATCATCATACATAATTTTATGGAACATAGCGTTCTTGTTCTGTATAAATTCAATGTCTTGCGTTTCGGTATCAAAGATGAAGAATCCTTTGGGGTCCTTGTGATCACTCCAAAACAATTCGTATGGTGTACCAAGATACTTGATGTTGCCTACTTCAGATTGTGTATGGTAGTGGCCACTAAAAACCGAATCGTACTTATCCAAGAAACCACTGTCCATACCATCAAACGATTGGACACCCTTCATCAATTGGAATCCAGCCAGTTCAAAGTGTCCAATGCAATATGACGATAGACTTCGGTTCACAAAGTTAAAAATTTCTTCTTGATTGTTCTTGCATATCCACGGAATCATATCAAAAGATGATCCGTCGAGGATCAGTTGGCCTGGATTTTGCCACAAGGTTATGTTGTCATAATCTTTCAGCAGTAGGTCCGGAGAGTTGACCTCCAAACTATTTTTCCAAAAGATATCGTGATTGCCGATCAGTGCGTGGAGATGTATACCTTCATCTTTTAATCGGTCAAAGAAATATCTTCTACTCTCAGACAACGAAACAAAATTAATGTACTTCCTTCTGTCGAACAGATCGCCCAGTTGGATCACAGTCTTGATGTCGTGTTCTTTTAAATACGGAAAAAACACTTCTGTATAAAATTTGTCTAGATACCTATGAAAAGTCATAGAGTCATTTCTGATGCCAAAATGCGTATCGCCTAAAAGACATACTTTCATAATGTTCCTTTACAATTTATATTTCGTGATATAATACCACAAAAATCACTATTTGTCAAGTTTTTCCAAAATAGAATTCGTGTCTTTCTTTTTCTTTGGCGGTGCATTCTTCTTTGCTGATTCGGACTTCCTTTTCTTGGTAGCTTCAAAACTTTGAATGAAGTCTGATATGAACTCCTCACTGTATGCATCGTGCATCATCCCGTTGAGCTGAACGCTGACGTGTTCTTCACCCAAGTTCTGGATCAATGTGTTGATGACCTCATTCTCCATTGTTTTGTATTTGATATACAGATGTTTCTTTTCTTTTTGGATTCGTCTTAGGAATGCATAGTATATGATCTGAGTGAAATATGAAAATGGGTTTTTGGATTTCTCTGGGTTAAAGTTGTCAATGTATAGCAGGCAGTTCTCTACCCCGTCTGATATCATATCATCTTTAAATGTGTAGTTTGAGAAGTTTGGTTTGCGAGACAGGTGGGTTGCAATTTTAAACAAACAAGAACCAATGTACTCGGGAACACGAGGCCGTGGTTTTTCTTCTGCTCTTGCTTTTAAGACACTGTTGCGATACTCGGTAATCTTTACCAGAAATTCTTTATTATCAACGTAATGCTTTAGTGGTTTTTGTTTGGTTTTTTCGGTCATATCGTTCTCACTTAAAAATAATTAAAAAATAACTTGCCATTTGCTTGCCACTACTATAGAATGACGGTGTAGCCAATCATAAGGTTAACACTAATGAATTTCTTCATCATCTGGTTTTCCTTTCATTATCAAATCTAAATCTTCCATAAGAGTTTGTTTAGTCGTCGTTCTTGCTGGACTCAAATTATTCATAACATGTTGATGATCATTAACAACTTCGAAGTATGAAGATTCCATATTGTCAGTTGGATCAGACACAGAAACAATTCCAGTTTTATATATTCGAAATGGTTGATCGGATTTGGAAGAGAAATCCCATTTTACGACCTGTAAGTTCATAGTCCGAGAAGCTTCATCAGGAAAATCATTATACACAGACAAAGGATTCATCACTTCAATATAAGATACAGTTTCATTAACAACTTCAGCAACAATAGTGTCCCTACTTACAAGTTTAAATATTTTGCAAATTGTCATAATCAATCCTTTAAGTTAATGGTGTATATTTTATATTTAAATTTTTCTTCACTGTACATTTTCATTCTTTCTACAAAATGTCCTAATGTGTAGTTCTGTTTTTTACCGTGTGTCAAATCATCAGCTATATCATATAGAGTGGCATGATCTTTATTGTCACCCAATCTTAATCCTCGTCCAATAGATTGTAATGTTCTAATCTTACTTTTGCTTGGTGATGCAAAGATGACATTGTGTAAGTTCTTTATATTTATGCCTGTAGAAAACGTCCCAAACGAGGCAACAATTATGGCATTATTTTGTGACTCAACCATAGAACGTACATCTTCACGATCGTCAGCCTTGGTTTCTCCCGACACATAGAAAACTTTCCGGCCGGATTCTACTTTGTCAATTATGTTATTATACAATACTTTGCCGTGTTTGTCAACGTACTGGAACAACAATAGTGTGTTTCCTTCCAACGACACAGCAAGATTCGTAATAAATTTATTTCTAGGTTTACTCTTGACAAGATAGTCGATCTCATCCTGATACTTAACTTTAGATATTTCTTTACACCTTTCTTTGCTATGTTTTAAAATTAATGACTTGATTCTAAATTCGGACAGTTGACCATCGTCCATCAAAGTTTTGGTTGTCGTAACTTTTTTTACTGGACCAAAGAGGCCCTCCAATACGAGCTTGTGTGTTTGTGTTCCATCAAGTGTTCCGGTGAATCCAAATCGGTAACCACAGTTTTCCATATTGGTAAGAATTGTGGTTAATGATTTAGCTTTGAATTGGTGAGCTTCATCACCTATCACAACATCAAACTGATCAAACCAAGATTTGGGTTGTTTAAAGATTGACTGCCAAGTAGATATGAATATGTCATGTGGGTGATCTTTAGCTGCCCCGGCCGTTATTTGGTGAATATGATTCTCACTATCAAATCCATAGTCAGCAAAATCTTTATATAATTGACTCACCAAAGATGTTGTCGGAACAATAATCAAAGTCTTCCCTGCGAGATACCTCACCAACAGATAAATGATAAAAGACTTGCCGGAAGCGGTAGGGGACAACAACATAGACCGGCGTTTTCTAACTGCATGGGCAAACGCTTTGAGTTGATATTCTCTAGGTTCTAATGTAAGACCCAATGAATCCGCAAAGTTTTTAGCTTCAACAATAGAAAATTCTTCATCAGGTTCTATAGAGTCGTCTAGTGTAAATGTGTAACCACGATCGTCACAAAACTCTTTTAGGTAATTCATCAAACCAAAGTACAGTGTTCTACTGTTGCTATTGAATAGTCTTATTCGGCCGTCCCAAATTTTGTTCCGGAACGCTGGCATAAACTTGTAGCCTGGAACAAAGAAAGTAAAGTATTGATTTATCTCCATTGCTTCACCACTACCACACTGGACAAGCATATATACTTCATTCATTTTTGAGACAACAATTTCAGACATTACATTTCACCATTCGTCCACTTCATATAATCTATAGCATTTTTAATCTGGAAATTTCTTTGATTCAGATTTTTAATAATTTCTTCTAGGATAGACATCTTCTCTTTTTGATTAACAGATTTAATGTTAGTCTGTATGATATCTTTGTCCGCCTGGATGTACTGTTCCGACTCGGCTTTCATCAATAATTTTACAAAAGGTTCCCACCCACGTTTTTCGAGTTCTTCCTCGGACATCTTGCCGTTATAATACTCATATTTGGCAAGATACAAATCCTTGCTTTGGAATTCCAAGGCTTTTAGTTTGCGACGTTCTTCGTAATATATTTTCATATACTTACTGTGAAGTACTGGTATTTTTAGAGACTCTGTCCCTAGTGATGTTTTGTCAATAACCGCGTCACTCTTCCACTCATTAATAATTTCATCTAACGTCATAATAATCCCATAAAACAAAAATAAACTCTATTATACCACAATTATAGAGTTATGTCAATTTTTCCGCAGTAAAGTATGTGTACGCAAAAGCAACTGTCGTGGTCTGAAAATCTTGACCTTCAGCTGAACTCATCGGGAATCCTGTAAGTTCTACTGGGAATAAATCTTTAAAAATAACATTGACATTGTTATTGTTAGAGTTTGTTTTGATTAACAAACTAGCATCGGATGTGATGCTATTGAGTTTTCCTGGCTGCGTTGTCAACGTTCCTAATTTGTCCAATGATGTTGGGTTACCTAAATTGGTCATCCAATTATAAATTTCAAACCAAGATGACATATCTTCATCGACAACGTATGTAACCTGAAGTTGTTCGTATGACAATGTATTACTTGGATTGTACACAGGAACATAGGGTGTTGGTGTCTGCACCGGATTCATAGTAATACTAGGCATAACAACACCCTGAACAAAAAAAGTAAAGTTTGGTAATCTGTTGATCACAAACTCGTATTTGTTATTTGCTAAAAAACTGGGGTTGTTCGGCATCGCCATATCAATTACCTTTTATTTGTATACCTCTATTTATAAACAAAAAAAAGGCGCCCGAAGACGCCTTTTCTCTAATACCGATCTTAGTGTCGGTTTAATCAAACAATACCGATCTTAGTGTCGGTTTAATCAAACAATCTTACATCAAGTTTGCGATTGCAACCCTTCTGTAATAGATGTTCTTGTCACCGGCAGCAACTTGCGCGGCGGCGTCAGCTACAGCACCAAGTCCGTTAGAGGTAGCGAAAGGGTTCGCAACCATACCATAACGAGTCTTGAAACCGATCTTAGGTTGGAATGTATCTTGACCAACCGCACGTACCATCTGGAGAGGAACGTAAGGGCAGTAGAACAAACCAGCGTCATATGCAGAAGTACCTTTGTACCCGACAGTAGCATACTGGAGACCAGAAGTAGATGCGAAGTAAGGATCGATATAAACTTTAAAACGACCATTCAAGATACCAGCAAAAGTATTACCAGTGTCATCTACCTGAAGACTGTTAGCAAGAGCAGGAGTGTAATCCAGAACACCAGCCATCTGAAGTGCAGAAGCAACGTCAGAAGAACAGATGAGGATGTTACCTTTCCCGCGACGAGTAGCTTTAGCAATTGCGTTAGCTTCGCGTTCGAGTTGGAACATCAAACCTTTGAACTTCTCAACTGACCAACGGCCGTTAGCATCGACATCAAGGTCGAATTTACCAGCGACAGCTGTTTGACCAGCTTCACAACCTTGAGTAGCAGTACGATTAACTGTTCGGACAACTTCACGATTGATTTCAGCGAGGATTTCAGCAGAAAGAATGTTAGACAATTCTTGTTCAGCGTCAAGACCATGAACAGCTTTAAGATCTTGTGCAAGTTCCATCGTGTATTCAGCTTTAAGAGCGCGTGACTTTGCAGTTACCGCAATCTTATCGATGCTGAATGCCATTTCTTGGAACTGGTTAGAATCCGCATCACCCAAAGCTTCAGCTTCGGCAGTGGTCATACCACCAGCGTAATCGTATTCAGAATCGTCACCAGAACCTAACAGGTCACTTGGATCAGATCCAGTTTGTGTTCCAGCCTTAGGAGCTGACGTACCAGCATTGTTGGACGAACTTGAGAATGCAGTATCTGCTTCGTTGAATAACGCTTCAGCACCTGCTTGGTCGCGAGCGGGCGCATAACGCGAACGCATTGCGAAGATCAAACCAGTAGGTCCAGACATAGGTTGAACACCAGCGATATCATAAGCGATAAGGTTAGGCATTGCGCGACGTACCAAAGAAATCAGGACGGGATCGACATAATCGATTGCACCATCAGCTGGGTTAACAGATCCACCAAATTGGTTGGTAGGTGCAGCTTCGTTCAACAAATTTGTTTGTTGATGATAACCACCAGATTGTGATTCGCGTACAGCGACTTCTTGGTTTTCAAGAAGTTGAGCCATAACAGCTTTTTTGTGACGATCCGTAATTTCGGGAGCACTTGCGTGTTCTAAAATTGGGCCCCACTTTTTGATTAAAGTATCAGTTGACATAGTTTTCTCCTTTGAGTAAATTCTTAACTCTTATTGTTATTTATAAAAAATTAACTTTTAGTAATGCTTGAAAGGTTTTTGATGTATCGGTTCATCAATTCTGAATAAACAGGTTCTTCAGTCAAATCCGCAGTCGCATCTTCAGTCAAAGATTCTGGAGAAGTTTCTTCTTCAGTAGCTTCCGTGAAATACTTCTGTTTGATCAAAGACATTTTTTCAGAAAAATCTGATTCTGTTTCAAATTCGACATTTTCAGATAAAGATTTAACTTTCTCGATCTGAACTTCAGTCAATCCTTCACATACAGACTCTACAATACCCATTTTTTTCAATGAATTTAATTCACCAACCAATGTTGCATTTTCGTTAATCGCAGTGTCAAGTTCGACTTTCAGAGACTCAACTTCTGTAGCGAAAGTTTCAACTACATCAACCTTGTCTTCAGGGATGTCTACGTAATGTTCTACGAAAAGATTTTTGAGACCAACCATAAAGTCTTCAACCATCTCAGCGCGAATACCACGTTCTACCGCGAGTTTGTTCTCTTCTAACCACTCAGAGACAACATACTCTAAGTATTCATCTACTTTAGTGACTAAACTTTCTGCAAACGTTTCCGTCTGTTCTTCAAGTTTCGTTTCAAATTCTTCTTGCAGTCGTAAAGATGTTTCTTTAACACGCTCTTCAACAACAGCTTCGAAAATTGCTTTTGCCTGTGACTTGTATTCTTCAGACAAATCCTCATCGGCAAACAATGCATCAACGTCTAGTGAAGAATGTTCTTCAACAACCGTTTCGGTTGTTTCAGTTTCTTCTACCGATGTTTCAACAGTGTTTTCCTCTAAATCTTGTTTTTCTGCTGTCATACGATTCTCCTTTTTATATTCGAGTCAATTATTAAGTTATTTATAAAAATAACAATTTCTAACTCATAGTTGCTTGATAAACTTTTCAAAAATTTTCATTTTAACTTCAGCGAGTTGTTTTGATGTTGCTTTTCGGACAGCTTTCTTTGATTCTTCAATCTGACGCTCCATCCAATGTCCGTCAATACAAACCCACTCGCGATTCTCCATAATACCCCTAACAAATGCATCAGGAGCTGATGGGTCAGCAACAATATCAGCCGCTGTAGCTAAATGAAAATCATCCTTAACAATTTTATAACCTTCTTTAGACTCTTCCAATGTTCCCATACCTCTTGTGGAAACACCAAATTGTGCGCCTTCGCCGATTAAATTCTTAACAATATTACCGTAAGGTGTATCAAGCAGTTTAGCCTTACCGTAAAAATCTTTCCCTTCCGCCTTCAAAGATTTAATCAAATGACTAACTCTTTCAAGATTGATTGTAGGACCTTCGGGGTGCCCTAATTCACCAAAGGCCCGGCCTTTAGTGATGTATTCTTCGTTATATCTTTGAGCTTCTTTGTTCAAAACGTCGAAGGGGTACAACCTACCGTTTCTATTTGGTTGGTCAGACTGCATGAAAATACCTTCGATGAACATAGACTTAGATCCATCTTCATTTGATTCTGTAATGAAATCGACCGATTCATTTAATTCTGTTATGAGTCTCATGTCTTTTCGCCTTTATGTTTTACGTAACCTTTTTTAGATTCTTTCTTTTTGTCTTTGTGCACCATTGCCTTATTATACTTAGGCGCGTGTTTTGCCACCGGATTTGGCGTAGACTCTTTTATAAAATCTTTAAACCGAATCACATCGTTACCTGTACGCCACGCCAACAGATAGAAGATCAGCACCACCTTCCACGGTGTCTGTAGGAGATTTTTCGATAACAATAACTTCTCCTGCAACAACGGTTACTGATGCGATTGTGGCTGCGGCCGCATTTTTTTGAGTCATCAAAATTTCGCCGGCGGATGTATTATGCACCCTGACTAATGTAGACAACCCCACATTAGATGCCGTCGTCAAATCCGATTCAACCCCCAAGAGTTTAATTACACTTGGCATTTTAATCACTCCTCGAATTTAGACATAGCAAACTCGATAAGTTTTTCAACATCCGTGATTAACCGATCTTGAAATTTATCTTTATTGTCCACATTCAAACTCTCATACAAAGCATTAAGAGCTGCCCTGTGAGTTTCGTCTTCGACCAAATCATTAATTTGATCGGCGACGGTAGACTCTTCAAGACTGATAAATTCTTTAAAAGTTTTCATTTATTCTTCCTCTGGGATTTCGTTATCATCCTCTTCAACTGGCATTTCTTCTACATCGAGATCATCCTCAGAAGTTTGTTCTTCCGATTCATCTCCAAAAATGGTGCCAGCCAATTCCATTTTTTGCACTTCTAAACTTTGAGCGACTTTGTCACCCAACGCCGAAACAATAGAGTTCTTAAACTGTAAAGCGTCAGCATCTTTTGCAGCTGTAATCGCAGTTTTTAAATCTTCCATTTCACTCTCCTTATTTATAATTTATTCATTTTCTAAGTTAACTCAACGCAATATACTGGTTTTTCTTGATATTGTCCTTCAACTTCTTACCAGCACTTCCTTCTATTTGATGATCAGTGAGCAATTCATCCCAAACCTTATCCGCTGCTGCATTAGAAATATTATCAATATC